ATAAGACTCTAAATAAACTATAGTTTATTCAGGTGCTTATAGTAAATCTTATAAGAGCTTGAAATTGACGAGTTATATATAACTATCCAATCTCATTCCCTTACAGATCGGTGATCTTTCGACCAACCTAAATCATGACGGGCGAAGCTCCGTAGTATACTACGAAATCTTCCAGTCACGACTCAAGGAATAGACATGTAATAGAGACCCGCAGTTGACTACGAGGCTCTACTCTATATCAAATTCCCCAGGTTCATTAGATAAGGATATTACCATCTCCCAATCATCTTCGATAGGAACAGTGTAAATCTCGCTTGCGAGTTCCCGCTGAACCTCCCGAACATCGATTTGGCCATTGTAATACCGATAAAGATCCTTCCCTTCTGAAGATTTGCTCAGAAGAAGCTTAGAAACTTCTTTAGCTAAAGACATTAGTTCACGGTTTATGCGTTTAGGACGTTCATCCATATTCCTACGTTTACCACGTAGAAAAGTTGATAAATCGTCATAATCGACTAAACCCTTTACTACAGTTTTAACTAAAGAAGAATCCCAGCCTTTTCGGCGTAACTCCTCCACCATTTTAGTTACTCTGTAAGTCACTTGGTCTATGACCTTGCGAAGAACAGAGCCACTGAAATGACCTATTAGAGCCCATTTGCCTACTTTGACAAAGTCTGAGGCCTGACCACGAAACTTTCGTGTGGAGTCCGCAAACTTCTCTACTGATTGCGACAGCTTTTCTAACATGCGCCCATAATAGACCGGCTCGAGAAGATCCTTTAGGGTCTCATCATACCATTCTATCTTAAGCTCAGATGCCACTAACTGTACCTCTTCCAGGATATTACTTGGAAGAGCTGTAGTTAGCGGAAAAGTTGAAACAAGCAGAGCACTGTCTGGGTTATAACCCAGCCAGAGCAGTAGGCTAGCTTTCTCTAATGTGAGCGATACCCCCCGCTTGTTACAATCTGAGATGATTACTGGAAAATCCATTGGATACTCTAATGCCATTTTAATGGTACTAGGTGACACAGTGGTTACTTCCGAACCTCCGTAGAAGACTCGTTTGCAGAATTCTGCAACAGAATCTATATGTCCTTTTAACGGATTCTTGCCAGATAACATATCTGGAGAGAAACCTTTCAAAGGAGATACCTGAACATCGCATAGTCCGACCATGATTTCATGGTATGAGGATGCGAATTCTGATCCACGGAGACAATTATCATCCCCGACGATAGCAAACGATGGGTTTAACGAATCTCGTTCTAGTCCAATACGCTTTAAAGCGTACCGGCACAGGACGTGATGAGTCAGAGCTAACATCGCCCAAGAAGAATATGCACCTAAAGGTTGACCAGTCATAAACTTAACTCTTTGACTAGAGTTTGGAAGTTGAAATTCTCTCTGAGATATTATGGTATACCATAATCTCGCAAATTGAGTTCCAGCTATGGCTTGAACTATTTCATACTGAAGAGTTGCGGGGAGACGGTCAGTGGCCTTAGATAGATCCGTGCTATACACGGGCTTACCTAAAGCATCTTGCGTCCATGCGCGAATCATCTCACATACCTGATCTTGGGACATAGTCCCATCTT